TTTTTTATCGTCTCACTCGATTCGTCTTTAAACACTTCGCATTGTTTCAAATCATCTACGTGGTCTTTTGCAATACGAACATTACAGTATTTTAGTATCGGTGCGAAGAAACGTGTATACCCATTAATATTACGGACTCGTTCGGATATGAATATTTCATTACCAATTGCGCGTTTGCTTTTTTGTATTTTCGTTATGTATTTCACACTGCCTACATTGCCTTTACACGTCAATGATGGTCTATAAATACATCCGAATGCACCACTATTTAATAGTTTCAATTTCTCTTCTCCGCCTTCCTGCATTTATAGTTGAATCAAATATATATTTTCCATTGTTTATATTTCGTAAAAAACAATGTATTATTATTAGAGTTCATTCTACCTACGAAACAATCTACGGTCCCACGTTCCTTACCTTCATTTTTTTCGATATCCTCCAGTATAGATTCTTGTAATTCTTTTTCGTCCTTTCTTCTTCTATTATTCCGTATTTTTCGCAGTAATCGGAATATGCTTCGGATGGAATGACGCTTCTGACAATCACATCGTCCGTGATTTGCGCATTACAGATATATGCAATGATATGGTCGTTCATTTTACCGAGAATCTGTTTATCAGTGCATTCGTACTTTTTCCTCGGTGCGGTGGCAGGTTCGGTCGTTTGTTCGCGCATCGCTTTCTTTCGATAATAGTATCTTGCGCTGAAATACATCTTCTCTTCGACATCTCCTTCGTATCCCGCTGATTTCATTTTCGCAATCTCGGTTTGAATCGTATCCGAATTCGATTCTTTCCATAGTAACCACGCGGTCTTGAATGTTTTATTGTTATCTTCTAAATGTAATTTTGAAAACGCGTACAAGAGTTCGGCAAAATCCTCCGAATAGTCAAAATGGTGTTGTTTCAATATAATATGCTTCGTCGAATCAGGTAAGCAAATATTCGATTTACGACCGCGTCTACTAGTAGATTTCGTTTGTTGTTGCATTGTGAATTTGATATTTCGGTTCTTTATATCCACATTTTAAATCATTTGAAAAATCTTTCAATTTTTTACCGTTTTGAGAAGAATGCCGGACTCGCATATGAAGGTAAGTAAGCGGCAAAATATCGTATTTTTCAATATCACATAAACATATACATATGTCTTCTTCCGTATCTACAGGTAAACATATGATTTGCGACTTGACAAATATCCGCAATATGACGCATCTGGAGTCCATGGAATCGATGTGCGAATTATTAGACGATATTTGCGAGAAATATGACTTTACGGTACTGAATAGAACGCAACATAAATTTGAACCATATGGATTGACAGTACTTTATATGTTGTCTGAGTCGCATATTTCTATTCATACCTTTCCAGAGCAGCATTATTTAGCATTTGATATTTATACGTGTCGAGAATATGAAGACGATACTGTTTATATGGAAATTTACGATAAATTGGTAAAATGGTTTCATTGTGACCGAGATGTGCCAACCATTATGTTGAGAGGTCAGAAGACGCAGTTGGATTGTAGTATCCACAAAGAAGCGGAGCGACCAAAGACGAACTGTCTCTTAGTTGGATGACAACTGTTTATGTTATTCACGGAGAGACGACTGCGTATCAGTCTCGTAGTTGAATTGAACATTATACACCTTCGTATCGGAACATAAAAACGAGTTTTCGATTCCGAGGCATACCCGGCATTGGATTTGCAAAATTAACTGGTCCTTTATGTGCCATATTCGTTATATCGGACATAATCTTGTATCCGTTCTTCTCCAAGTATCCAATTACATTCGGAATATCTGATGCATACATAAAATGTTCGGAGGTTTTCATATTCATAGAATGATACGGGCATGGATACCTACTGACTACTAATAAACAGTTCGACGATATAGTAGAAAACGGACTCAATTTCGTTGAATGTATTCTCGCAATCATATTTGCGAGAGGACCAGGTGGTATATTACTGACCGTCAATATATTTTCATAGGTTTTGCATTGACTATTTAAGAAGGGTTCTAAATAGAGACAGCATACATTACTCGCATTATCAAACGGACTTTCCATATATACAATGCAAAATAATATAATGAATACATATAAATTGTATTATACACATTCGATTATAATGTTCGTTACATTCACAAAGATCGCGGGTGCGCGTACTGGTAATATATTGTTTCAGTACTTATTTTGCATACGGATTTCCATATTATACGGGCACAAATATATTGCCATTGAAGACCTCGATATCAATGAACTCGCAAAAAACAACGTCATTTTCAAATTGACGGATGCCAATGCACTCGATTTCGACTACCAAACGAATGCCGTATCCTCTCATATTTTATGCGAAGGGTTTTTCCAAAATGCGTCTTTTTATTTACCGATTCGCGAGAAGATATTGGAGTATTTAAAAACGACCGACGATTCGTGGATAGGATTTTCCGGTAATCGCGAATTTATACGCGATTTTCTCACCTCTCAACATCCCGTTCAATTAAAGCAAAATGATATTGTGATGGCATTGCGTTTAGATGATTACATTCAATTACCGAGTCCGACCAGCGATATACTGCCACCGCAGTATTATATGGATATCTTGGAGAAGTGGTTTTCTACAGAAGGGCGGTCCGACGGAAACCTTATTATTGTGAGCGACTATCTACGCCATTACTGGGAGCACAAATATATCGAATATTTCCAAAAATGGTCGCCAATCATGGTATCGAACACATTGTCGGAGGATTTCGCGTTAATACGTGATTGTAATGCACTCATACATAGTAACTCTACTCTCTGTTGGTTTGCCAGTTTTCTTTCGGAGAAGAAGACGCATAGGTTTATTCCAGTAACGGGGTTCTATTCCTCTCAATATTTAGAAGCAATTTGTTCTGAAACGGACAATGTTGTCCATGTTCGACCGATGGAACATACAGATGTCTATGCAATGAATGTGATGTGCTGGCATCGCGATATAGGTACGATTCCCTATTGTATACCGTCGTCGGTTTTCCCGGAAAATCTGATTCCCATACAAGACAAAAAATACGTCATTTCACCTCTCATACCTGGAGATACGTCGAATTATTTATTTCATGCAGGAGAAGAAGCAAAGTATTATGATATGTATCGGAAATCGATGTTCGCACATACGAAGAAGAAGGGTGGATGGGACTGTTTGCGGCATTACGAGATATTGGCGGCGGGTTGTATTCCCATTTTCGACGATTTGGATAAATGTCCTCTCGACACACTGGTTTCTTTTCCGAAAGATATATTGCGCGATGCGTATAAAGTATTATTGCCTTGGAGAAATACCGAGGACCAGCGGGTGTTATATCCTCTGTATCTCGAAAGACTATGGACGCATACAAAACAGCATTGTTCTACTATTGTGAATGCTGAGCGATTTTTACGAGATATGACGCATATAGGTACTTGTCCGAAAAACATTCTGTTATTGGTTGGGCATTCCGGTGTAAATTATACGAGGGAATTGAATTGGATTGGTATAAAACAGTGGGCAGAATCTGTTGGGTCGAATGCGGTTGAGTACCCCGCGTTGGATTTCTTATACGACGATTTTCCGGAAGAGCGTTTATCCGAATTATATGGCAATGGATTTACCTATTCAAAACGGTTGTCGTCTTCTCTACGGTCTACTATTACGGAGAACGAATTGGTCGAGTCTATACAGCAGAAAAAATGGGATATGATTATCTATGGAAAAGTGGGACCGGACGAAACCGATATTGGTAGTGTGCCGAATTTGCCATTTTGGCAACACGTTTTTAAGCGGTATAGTCGAGATGAAATTGTTTTTTGGTATGGGGGAGATGGAATGCAAGATATGACGTATGCAAATCGATATAGCGAACATTTGGTGCGACACTGCCAGTATGCCCGATGTTTTGTCAGAGAATTGATACGATGGGACGGAACATTCCAATGAACTTTTGGTTGGATATATTTTACATTTGTATAGAATATGAGAGGATGAGTCGCGGATTTGCAAGCAAATCGATGTTTCGGTCCAATATGGTTGGGTATGAGACAAAAAGTATGATAAACCCAGTCAGTGGTGCATTCGGATTCAGTGGAGGTGTAGGAGGAGATAGTATTTCTATTACGAATTTCGAGTTACAATCTCTTCGGACTATTCAGCAATTTTACACCTCTCACTTAGCAAATAAGACATATGAGAATATTCCGGTCGACTTTACACAATATTTGAAATTGCGAGAGGTTGCAAACAATGCGGTTATTAAATACAAACAGAATGATGCGTTATCGACATTATTCCAGATAACGGTCGATGGTATTACAGGTGCTATTAATACATATGGTTTGAATACATTGAATACGGAGACACAAGTACAGAATTTATATCTACAGGGAGTTATTCAAGATATTATTTCTGGCGTGAACGTTACAAACGCGTTCCACGAAACAAGCGGAACTCTCTCTATGAGACAGACACTTCAACTTGCTCCTCTCTTCCGTTATTATATTAGTCTGCATGGATTGCCTGACCCGGGTGTTGGGTTTGACCCGGTGAAATTAGCACTCGTTTTGACTGCATTAGAAAACAGTGGTATCGACCCTTATAATTAACGTAACGTCTGGACTCTAGCAGGAAATACCATCCTATGGGTTTTTAACCTATAGGATGAACACGAATGTGTTTTGTAGGAATAATGTGGCATAAAAAAGGTTTATTTATTTTACATATTTGGCATATAATATATTTATTCATCATCATCTTCATATTCAATATCTACCCAAGACATACCTTTGTATTTGTTGTAATATGTGAACGATTCCGGGGCGAAGTTTACCAATGGTCTCATTGGGTCGAGGTCTTCTTCTTCTTCTACTACTTTTTTCTGTTCAGCGGGCGGTGCGGTACTCGCAACAAATATGCCGCTCCGAGTCCATTTCTCTTCTACTACGGGTTCTCGCCTTGCCTTTCGGTGCTCCTCGACTATCTCCCCTTCCTCGATTTCATCGTCATCGGAAGAAGAGTAGAGATCGATGAACGTGTTCTTCACGATTTGCGGTGCAATTTTACGCTCGACGAAGATGGTGGGTTTGACGACCCTGACCTCAGCAGCAGCAGAGAATTTACTTGAACGGTGATTCTTTTCTTTCAATATAGAGCAATAACGGATGTGGTGTGGTCCTTTGCAATAAGAGCAAGCAATCGATTTCATATTCAGTCGGTTGATTTATAACGAATTTGTATGGATTTGATATGCAGCAGGTTGTATTAAAATAAAAAGTCATTCAATTTTCTATAAATCATATTATGGTAATACACATAAATATTATATAGAATAATTGGTATACAATGAAGATGTTTTTATTCAGTCCAGTTATGGTATTTTTAACGGGCATTCGATTTTCACAAGGGTTATCTCGCGGGTTCTTCCGTGTGTCTTACTCGCCCCCCCAATTTTATACTCGTCCATTTTTCACACATTCCAGTGTATATAATACCATTACAGGTCCGAATATGTATCAACTACAGAATAAGTTATTTTCATCGAAACGTCGCAAATTGATCGATAGTTTTGATACAGACGACATATTCGAGTCGCCGCAGAAAAAACGGGTTATTAAGTCGTTTCAACCAAAAACGGAAAATCAAAATAAGTTCATTGAATTGATGCGTAATACGGATATTGATATAGTGATTGCGATTGGTCCAGCGGGAACCGGAAAAACAATGTTGGCGTGTTATGCCGCCGTGGAAGCATTGCGTCTAGGAAACGTCAATCGTATTGTTGTTACGCGTCCAGTCGTATCTGTCGATGAAGAAATCGGGTTTCTACCGGGTGGGTTGGAATCGAAAATGGACCCTTGGACGCGACCGATTTTCGATACATTGCGCGAGTCCTATTCTGCAAAAGAAATCGACCGTATGGTGGAAGAAGGTGTCATTGAGATTGTGCCTCTCGGATTTATGCGCGGTCGTACATTTAAACAAACGTGGATAATTGCAGATGAAATGCAGAATTCATCGCCTACCCAGATGTTTATGTTGGCAACACGTATTGGCGAAGGAAGCAAGATGATTATAACTGGAGATCTAAACCAAAGTGACCGCGATATCTATGACAACGGATTACGCGAAATATACGAGAAAATACGTCATGCCGAAAATACCGTGGGACTCGACTGTGTTCGTTACGTGGAATTAGAAAAGGAAGACGTGCAACGAAGTCGAGCGGCAAAACGTGTATTGGATATCTATTCGGATATCGACGATACCGTTCAAAAAATATTGGATGATGCCGTTATTGAAAATGCCGTCACGGAAGGAGAAGCGGTGAATGATGCCGTTGTCCCATCCGAAGCAGTGAATGATGCCGTTGTCCCATCCGAAGTGATGAATGATGCCGTTGAATTTGACGAAGCGGTGCACGGATATCACGAATTTTCAGGAGAAGCGGAAACACAAAATGGGTCTACCCAAGAAAAAGAGTGGGTCCAATTAGATGACGCCGCGTTGATTCCTCTCAATCATATAAAACAACTACACGGCAGATTAATTTGATTCTGTTCCTATACCATACCACCCTTTATCGTTTGTATTAAATAGTCTTTTACTACATACGTTTCTACATGACAATTCCCCATAAATATTTCACCTGCGTCAACAAAATCCCGGTTTGTCCATAAAATGCATATTCTACATCCGGGCGATGTTTCGCTATCAGGTTGTTCTTCTAATACATATTTTGCACAATGGTTCGTCGGATTATCATAAGGAGTTTTTACCGGTATAATATAAATCCCATCACGACGATGTGTTGTTGTGTCCCCTTCCTCTGCGAGTCCCCCTTGGAGTTTCGTAGATACAATGTCGCAAAAGGACATATGAAATCGTCGGACTTCTTTTAGTAAGTCCTCTCGTATAGATACGAATTCTTCATAAAACACGGCAGGATGAATATAGATAGATAATGTTCGAGAAGTGTATGCTATCATATTTTTCCAGCGGTCTACACACCTGCTGAAGTATTCCAGGTCGTTTGTGTTCCGTTTTATATTGCGGTGATTCATCATACATTTGTATCCGTATGCATCTCGGGTTGGTGTTATTGGGCGGGGCAAATACAACTCGATCTGCGAGTCCGTTGTTATTCGCGACAGGTCGAATGATTCGTAGTATTTATTGAAGCAGACGGATTCATTGCAAATCCATTGTCGAGAAGACGGGTCTAGAGATGTATAGTTGCCGGTTGTGCTTTCTACATACTCATAATGATTCGGGTCCAATAAGTACTTGAACTCGGTTTTTATGCAATCCTCTATGATAGGTAATCTGGAAACCATCCAGTCGAATGGATAACTTTCTAGTTTCAGTCCAAGGGATTTTATCAGACCTGCACTGGAACAACGATATCCCAGAGAAAATATACAATCGTAGTGAGAGGTGGTCATTTTATTATATGGCATATATTCTACATCCATTATTCCTACGTTCCTCTCTCCGGAATTGTCCCACTCCTCTCGTCAAATCATTGCGGCAAATATTGTGTTCAGATAGTAAATGAATATTGTGACCGGGTTTATCAGTAATGTGAATAGAAGACACGACCGCGATATAACTAAATATATCGATTTTGGTATGGAACTTATGGCAGTTGATATTCCGATGACCATCTTCATCGAGAAGACCGTTTTTAAGAAACATATTATGCATCGGTTGAGAGATGTACCAGGACCAGAAACTCTATTTACCTATCGTATTTGCGGTGGAGTGATGGACGGAATGCAGCATAATTATTCCTATCAGAAATGCGGACATATAACATTCGTGTTTTTCGAAGTGGAGGATTTATTTTTGTGGTCTTATCGTGCAATGGCATATAAATTCCAGTTAAATACCGGAAACCCTAGCAAAGATACACTCGAATATATGATGGTTCAGTGCCAGAAGACAGAATGGATGGCGATTGCGGCACAAATGTCTTCTCGTAATTACTTGGAAAAAGAATATGTATGGATTGATTTCGGTGGGTTCCATATGTTTCACGGCAAAATCGATGTATTCCAGACTGAATTGTATATGCTTCGGTCTAGGATTGAGAGGCGTCTCAAGTTGAAAGGCGAATCCTCTCGTATTTGTTTTGCGCGTTGTTGGGACCCCAATATGGTTTATTACGGAGATATCTATCGGGATGTGAATTGGTTATTTGCCGGTTCGGTATTTGGAGGGAGTGTAATTTGTTTGAACCATTTTGCTATGAAAATGCGCGAAAAATGTCTGCAAATTTTACGTGAAAAGAATACATTGATGTGGGAGATTAATATATGGGCGATGTTGTATCGAGAGGCGGAAGAACTATTTTTGCTCTATCCCAGCGACCACTCGGAGATTATTCTGCGTGGGTACATATAATAAAAAATTGAATGACTTTTTCCATTTCTAATCATATGGATAAACGAAAAACTATCCATATTATTCTAATTCATTCTTTATAATACGATGTCGATTCTTCCTTACGATATGGTCAATAAAATCCTCGGGTATCTAGAAGATATATCTGATTCCGGTTGGAAGATGCAGATTGATTCCAGAGGTCGGGTCCGATTGAGTTTGAAACAATCCTTTACGGATATTCATTATGTGGTGGCGTTCAAGACGACGCATATAGCAAGGTACGTGAAATTGCGTGTTCAAGAATGGACACGAAAATTTGATACGATTGAATACACGATTGATGCGTTAGAACAACCGTTCTGTCACTCGCCGATCAAGAGAGAGTTACATAACTATATTGGGTTTCTTACCGACAATCGATGCTATTCATACGTCGACCCAAACACAAACAAACAATTGATTGCTTACACGGAGTCGCGCAAGTATTTCAATCACGTAAATATATATTATCAGACGGGATACGTCTATGATTTCAACCCATTATTCCTACAGGATAATCATCCAATTCCAACGTTCGTTCCTCTCTCCGGAATTGTCCCAACGCCGGATAGAGAATGTACCGAAGCAATAACGAAACCCAGTATAGGAGTTGTCCCAAATAAACCTCTTTACGTTATTTCGGGATACGGCGCCGATGAACCGCCCAACACCGTTCGGTTCGATATAAGTCCCTACATCTTTGAATGGTTTATCGATAGAGAGGGTAACTACGAAGCAGCGGATGCATTAATGGATATGGCGACTCAAGAACCGGAACATATTATTGAACATTTTGAATACCCACCACAACCACTGCAAATGTATATGTAAATGCCAAAATAATTATATTCTAGTATATTTATATTCTGTGTAAATCCAATTATAATCGAATTCGTTTTCAATATAATAATTTTGTTTTTTATTGCATGTAATAGATTTTGGATACTGTCTTCCAATCCAAATAGAATATTTTATACATTTTCTTTTTTCAATTATACTTACTTGAATAAGGTCCGAATTATTTTTAGGTCTTCCTTCATAATTATGTAAATTTGGAAAATAATAGTTATATCTTACCTCATTATTCAGATTTTCAATACAACCTAGATTTAATGTAATAAAATTAAGTAAACTATATCTATAATCCGTTTTTGGAATTATAGAAATAATTTCTCCGTTTCTCATAGCAAAACGATCATCATATAAAAGAATATATTTTATTATTTCAAGTGGTAATTTACAAAACTTAAATTCCATTATAAAATATATTCTTTTTTTATTCTTTTTTATCGTCCGAAATGGGACAATTCCGGAGAGAGAGTGAGAGAGAACGTAGGAATAATGTATTATACTGTCGGGAAGAATACCCAATCTAAGTCATCGCATACTTTTTTCCATATCATATCTTGCTCATATTGTTTGTCGCGGTCTTTCATCATCGGTATATACGGCAAATATTGTGTCTGGTCGAGAAGAACGCATAATTGATACAAAGTATACGTATAATTGAAGAAGTTATTACGGTCTGGAGGACAATGAATTGCCCACGGGCGCTGTATTTCCACAAATAATACGCACAATGTTTCGTGTAATTCTTCGCTCATTAATGGCGGATTGATTCCTAGAATCGAATTAATATACTGAATATGTTCGAAATACCGATTCAAATCGATTGTTTTCAGAATTTCGCGCATCTTCTCATACGTAATCGTTTTTATATTTGTTATTCGTTCTTTCCGTATACGTGCTTTTATTTGTTCTATTACTTCATCCGGTATCTGCGTAGTCTCTTTCGCTTGGAATTGCGAGAGGATTTCTTTGAAATGATTCAGCTTTACATATGCAGTATAACTGACTTCATTGGGCGGTTCTTTGTTCGACGGTTTCGAATTATCTACTACATGAATGACGAAATTGCCGCATTGAATATTATTGCAAATTAATATGCCTTCTTCGTCCTGTGGTATTAATTCGCCTTTCTCACACACTTCACATCTGTCGGATGGTTGCATCCAATCTTTTATATTGACCGCATCATCCCCCACATTTTTCCAATATTTCTGATAATATATTTTGGATTGGTTGTATTTAGAATTCGTGGGGTCTGCCGCTTCTTCCGTGTTCGCTTTGATACGGAAAAACGAATTCACTACATTTGCATTCTGATTATTATCTCCCGACGATATTTTCTTCTTATCTTCAAAATAATGGAATATATATTTTGAATTGTCGAGAAGATATTCTTTTTTTTGTGATTGCATTTTTATTATTTTCGTTTTTATCATTTTTAGTTTATCGCGTATTTCCATTCTAGCGTCGACTTTTGATTCAGGTAAGGATGCGAGTTTGTGTTTCCATTTCTTGTATTCGTCTTTCAGTGCCGGAATGGTTTCCGTTTCCATTTCGTAGAAACGATTCAACATATCCGTATGTTTTTCATCGATTGTTTTTGGATTTTGTTGCGGTTTGGTACTTTTCTTTGCCGAGGAGGATGATGACATTTGTTTAAATTGCAAAATAATATATTATTGTGCAATACAACTATTTTATGCTGTTTTTTGGGGTAAAGTCTTAATGTCCAGACGTATGGAGTACACCCCATATGTGAACATAAACGCTGTATTCCCTCCAGACGTTAACGTCCATATTATGTTCAGTACATATTTCTTACCGGTTGTAGATATTTGCGTTTCCCTTCTTTTGTGTCTTCTTCCATTTCGCGTACGGTGTATAGTCCCGGTTGGTATCCGTCTGGTACGTTTCGTATAATCATTGCAACGCGTGTTAATTTATATTGTTTGCATATGAATTCGAGGCATTCATTCGCGTATTCGATTAGTGCGTCTATTTCGCGGAAATATTTGAGTATTTCTGCGGTGTCACAATAATTTACGGTGTTCGCTTGGTCGTCGGTCTTTCTCAGAAACTGTATTAATCGCGTTAATATATCTCCCATTCCAAATATGACTGTTTGTATGACTTGTCCGATTTCGATTCGCTTATTAAATTGCTTCGCTTCTCGAGATAATGCAGATTTGAATTCTTCTTCGGTTATTTCCTTTGTCAAGTAAAGAACGCGTAATTCCAAATTGTTTTGAATTGCATCCGGGCGATATCTCGGTAGTAAATAAGCAGAGTAATATTGAATGCTCATTGTATAATTTGCCGAATCCTTCAAGAGTTGTCTAGAAACCTCGAGTGATAATGGACTTAACCCGCGTTTTTCGCGTTCTGCCTGTGTTCTTGCCATCGTCGATGTGACATTTATCATTAGATGATGAATCACTCCGTGAAACGCATTCGGTTCTAGACCACCGCAAGGTATATCCATAATATTACGGACATCCGCGCCCATTCTCCTCTGGTATTCGAAATAGTGTGGATTATGGACGTGTCCGGATTCTAATGAACCCGTTCGCCAATTGAATGCTGTTCGACATTCCGTGCACCACATTTGGTCGCAACCGTCTATTTTGAATATGCCCGTTCCGCATTTTGGGCAAGGTTTTGTATCTTTGGCAAGTAATTCCGCGGTTGCTATATCGTCCGGATTGCATATATGTTCGGATTCTTCTTCTTCCATTTTGGGAAGAACATCGGACTCGCCGACGAAACTCCCTTGTTTCGTAGACACAATGGGAATATTGCATTTTGAACACGTGAATATGCCGCATATTCCACATTTCCATTGTTTACTAAGAAACCCGCGACATGATTCGATTGTACACGCTCGTACGAAATGGGTTTTGGATCGGCGAACGGCGTCTTCAAATGACCCCGACCGCTGCAATGTTTGCAATATTTCTTCTGGGTTTGCGCCGTCTATGTAGTTCGATATTACGACTCTTCTCTCTTCTGGTGCCATTAAAATGAGTGTATGAATGCGATTCAGACGCATATGGAGTTGGTTTATTTCTCCTTTTTGTGCTTTATATTGTATAGTTAATTCGTCCGCTTGTCTCTCTAATTCTTCTACGTTGTAGTCAGAATACATTACAGGAGAACGTTTATGTAACTCACGCATTCGTTTGTTTTCTTTTGCAATGACATCCATATATCGTATTTTTGCTACCATTGAATTAATTTGTTCTTGCAAGATTCGCGATTCACTTGAAAATTTTGTTGTTAAACGACGGTCTTCAATCACTTCTATTGTAGCAGGAAACAATGCCATTTCGTGTTCGTAATATACGTGTTCCAAATGTTCTCGGAGTTCTTTATTCACGAAAGATGGTTTCAGAACTTCGTTTTGATGAGTACGCGTCCATACTTTTTTACAATTCATACATTTTGGTTCGGTTTCATTCAAAACGTACTTCCTTACACAAGTGCGACACGTTGTAAAATCGCAATAAGGACAACTTGCGATTCTTGATATCGTCATTCTTTCATCGCATATAATACATACGTTATTCATTTGTGATATAGTTATTATAAACAAATATATCATTATCTATTGATATTGATTTACAAATAATATTATGGTAGTACAGATGGTAGTACAGACACTAGGAGATTGAATCATTGTCATCCCATTCGATAACAGTTTCATCTTCGTCTTCTGGGGGTTCGTCTTGGGTGTGGGTGTCGTCTTCTGGGGGTTCGTCTTGGGGTTCGTCTTCTGGGGGTTCTTGCGATATGGATGGCGTTGAAGGAATTCGCAAAGCATTACGTATTTGGGACAATCTACTTAATATTGCAAGTGGATTGGTTGAATGGATATTTGCTGTAATAATTTCTGGTTCATTCAGTGGCATTTGATTTTGTATTGTGAAAGTGGGCATAGTAGGATTTGGTTGGTCTGGTTCTGATTCCGATTCAGATCCGGATCCTTGGTGTTCTACATTGAATTGAAATTCCGGTTCAAATATATCCACATAAGAATTGATTGTGTCCCCGAAGTCAACATATCTGTCAAATATGTCTTCATTATAAATGTGCGTAGTCATATACTTAGAATGGCAAAAAGTAGTATTGTATGGTTTTACATCGATTACATATGCATGATCAATTCGGATACATTCATGAGACGGTGAAAACGGATTCGCATTTTTGACCGTATTTTTTACTTGGATTCTTCTCCCATACGTTGGATTGTTTCTTATAAAACTAGATAATTCCAGCTCCAGTCGTTTGGCAGCATACGTCCGCGTCATTGATGAGAAAGAATACCTCTCCAAAAGATACAACTTTAAAAAAGGACGCATTGTATTTATCAATTTTTGTTTTGGAAACCATTGTGATATTATTATTTTACTTGACATATTGTGTCTACGTAACATATCATCTATATCCTGTGATAGTTCTGAATAGGATGTGGTGTTTACATATTGCTCAATTGCGAAATCACGTAATTCCGTTTCGTGTCTTCTTCGAAACTCGAAAATATTAAATTCGCAGAGAAAAAACTTTTCGAAAAAATCGTGTATTCTCATATTACGGAATCGCATAGCAAAATAAATATTGAATAAATCTGGTTTGGATAAAAAACTATTCGTATACGGATTCTTCACCGGTTGTGGTTCGACAAACATTCCATTTTGATGCGTTATTGCGTCAACGATGATACGCACTAGGTCGTTGAAAGAAAATAAGTAGATTCCGTTTTCCTGTAACAATTGGAAAGTCGAAGAATGTTTCGGGTCCAATTCTGTCATATATAGGTCGGTTTGAATCCGAAAGGGCATCTTACGAATTTTCCATATTTTTGCGAATTTCTTAAGTCCCCAATAGGTTTGTTTCATTTTACAATAATGCAGAATGAATTCGGTTCGAACTTCCTGGGTAATGAATCGATTATTAATCTCTTCGATAAATTGTTTATTCTGCAAGTATGTTTTTGAATAAAAAATAGGCACACACTTTTTATTTATAGTCCACGAAAGAATGCATCTTGCCAGAAATACATCGGTCGGTACATTGTTTTTTATTACACACCAACTAGTAAATTCGTCTATTTTTTTCAATACATCATCCGATATATTCTCGCGATTCAAATGAAATAGTATCGGGGGTCCTGTGTCGGTAGGGTGTTTCGTATGTAGAATATGTACTAAACGATTTGCAATATATTTGAATATTTCACTATAAATGTAAATATTTATTCTCATTTTCGGTCTACTTTATATCCCTGCAATCGTTTATATTATTTTTGTATTCGTGCTGTCTGGACAATTATAATCGGATGATATGCACATAATATACCCATAGTCCCAGTCCTACCAGACATTTTGCGAATAAGTCCAAAATATTCATTGCAACATTCTTCGATTCTTCCTGCAAGAAGTATACGACTCCGTATAGAGACCATATGACTAAATACAAATAGAACAATACGTAATTTGCCAGATTATATTTCGGTGCTACATATTTGCTGTAAATGATTCCGAACATTGCGACAAACGGTAAAAACCCGATTATATTAGCGGTAGTTCTGTCCAATACGGAGGTTTCGCCTAAATACCCCGCATATAGCATAGCATAATTCAATGCAATTATGATTGTTATGACGGGTAGATGCACTACTAATCGTATTTCGCTGGACAATACTACGCATAGAGCGAGTAACATAATCGGTGTTGTTATGCTCCAATCGATATAGCGCGTTTCCATTATTTCTTTCCAATTGATTGGTAGGTTGGATTTTTCGTATTCTGTTATTTTGGCGGTGAATATGGAATAGAAGTATCCGGCGACTATGGAGATGCATGTTTCTAGATTAAGAACGTGACGCACGGTAGGGTTTTTTGTTCTTATCGCTTCTATAAAGGTGATGGTGGCGGTGGTTAACAGCAAAATATATGTGATTGTAAATGAGAATCGAATCGATGGCGAAACTTGTGACGAAACTTGTGACGAAATTTGTGAATGAGGGAGATGAGGGGGTTGTGTGGTCGACATTTGTCTATATACATAATCTATATCGACTTATATGACGGAATCGTTTCTCTGTCGATTCCTTGCCATTTTACTCATTCTTCGAAACTACATTGATTTATTTTCCTTTATTATATTTCTACGAATGCATTTATTACGGACGATTTTTGCATATATAACCACATTCTTTCGTCGTCCTATTGAATTGCCGCCATCTGTGTTGGTTTCGGAACCCGTGTTGGTTTCGGAACCGCCGCAATATGTAGCAAAAGAATATTGGCATATTGTCCTCGACAACTTAGGCGAAAAATGGATTGGACTTGTTATCGAAGTAGTCAAAGTGCGTGAAGAAGACGACGACTACGAAATTGTATTATGTGTTGACGTATTGATGAAAGCGAATGTTTTTCTACGGTTTCCTATCCAAGAGGCAAAACAATATCTGGTGGGATTAGTAGAGGATTATGGCGATGTGGTTGTTTTTGCGTCGGACTTGGAAGATGTATTGCGTATATATGACCTCTACGACGTTCAAGATTATCCGACAATATTGAAAACGCATTGGATTCGCATTATACAACGGAAATGGCGACGGATATATGCGGAAAAAATGCGGAAATGGCGAGAACGCGGGTCGTTGAGGATGCAGAAACATTTCGAGTTGAACGGGAACTATCGTCTGAGTGTCATCAAATATAAGAATTGATTTAAATCGCCCAATATTTCGTCGCGGACATTGAGAAGGTCTGTATCGCGATTCGGGTCCAGGCATTTATCCATTTGGATGAAGTACTCGCGATAATGATATATCTGGTCTTTGAACGAAGCAGTGTGTTTGAAATTATTGAGATTTGATTTTGCATTCAATTCGCTTATCCGTGATTCATCCTTGCCCAGTAAAATTTCCACGAACTTATCCACGTGCCCACTCAATTTCTCGTGTAATTCGTCCGTCGCTTTGTGTTGTGCATAAGAATGTGTATTCCAGTGATACAACTTAATCGTATTCAACATCTCAATGAAATTCTCGACAATGACGGATTTACGATTGGACGATTTATTGCACGGTTTCAATCGGTGGGATTTATGTCTGTGAGATTTATTGTGTCGCCTATTACGACGCCGAACTGTTCTCGTTTTCTTCATTGCAGAATTTGCTAATATAATCTAAATGGTTATATTATCAGTGATTATGTTTTAATTGTCGCAGTAAAAAATGTAATATACAAGTAATAATAGTGTGGTTTTGTGATTTTGTGACTTACCTAATCAGGCGTATTTTGAACTTGAGGTAGGACGCTTGGTGCTAAAAATGCATATTGATTATTTGGTCGATTAATTCGCGGTCTTCATCTGAGAGACTGTAGTATAATATTTGTCCGTCGTTGTATCTACTTAATATGGAATGGTAAATCTTGTTTGTTTTTTCTTTGATATGGTGAGACAATATTCTTAGTCGCATAGGCATTTTCACATATTCCGTTTTCTGCACAATATAAAATCGCAAGTAATCATTCCGAATTCGCTGGAAAGGGCGTTCGGAAGCAATGACAATATACAATGCAGCTAAATATAAAATGCAATACATTCTGCACTGGGTAAATGTGGTTTCTTTTTTTATATTGTACCTTTTTGTTTAATACTTTTTTTATTCAATTTTTTTTATTTGTGCTTTAACGAACGCCTTTCGCATCGATTTTTCGCTACTTACCAGTTTCTGCAATTCGTCGCGCACCTTTATTGCATCGGAGATTTCGATGCTTAGTTTTTTCAGATAGGTCTCTATAATATTTCGTTCGCGGTCATTCAGGTCTTTTGCTGTAATTAGAATATTGCGTTCCTTT